TGACTCGTGGTCTGTAATCGTGCTATACTTGTAGTACAATTCAAGTTAATATATCCTCTCTTAAATGAGGGAAAACACAATAATCTTGGATAAGGAAAATAAGTTTAAAATTGATTTGAACAAATAAACAAACAGATTGAAGATGTGAAATTTTTGTGTTGTAAATAAACTCTATGAATGAAGTAGCATACAAAGATGGTTTAGCAATTGGTATCCTAATGGGAGGACTAATCGCTATGACTGTTGTACTAATAATGGCTTAAATAAGCCTAAACTAGAAACGATTACAAATATGGCAGGACCAATAAAACCAGATATGGACTTAGGTAGAGAAGTTAGAAGACTAACCTTAAAACAAATTAGGAAGATTTTACTTGAGGAAGGAATGGGTAAGTTTAAAGAATCAGTTATATTAAAACTAGCTTCAACTGTGTTACCTAGAATAAATGAACATAGTGGAGAAGATGGAAAAGCAATTATAATTCAAGTAGCTAGCGAGATTAAGGATAAAAACTCTAATGAAGATAAATAAACCAAAAAAATATAAAGTAATTAAGATAGCCACAGCGAAACAAGAGAAGGAAGTAATAATGAAATTAGTTAAACAATGTGAAAATTATGGAAGAAAAAGGAATAAAAAGGAATGAAGATGGGACTTTCGCTGAAGGTAAAATTGGAGGACCAGGAAGAAATCCTATGACTGAAGAAGATAAATTAAAGAAGAAAGCCCAGAAAGAATACATAGAAGAATATAAGCAATGTTTGGCTGAAGCTTTACCAATGATTTCTCCTGTGTTGATAGCAAAAGCTGTGGATGGAGATATTCAAGCTATAAAGGAAGTAAATGATAGAGCAATAGGAAAAGCTCAGAATAATGTTGATATAACAACAGGAGGAGAAAGTTTAAATAAGGTATTAGTCGAATTTATAGATGGAAAACCTAAAGACAATAAAAATCCCGACGGAATACCGAAAGCTGTTTGATAATGATTGGAGAGAGGCAGCAGTTTATGGAGGAAGATACTCATTAAAATCTCATACAGTAGCAAGATACTTATTGATTAGAGCAAGACAAGAGAAGACTAGAGTAGCTTGTTTCAGAGAGTTTCAGAGTTCAATAGCTGAATCATCACATCAATTACTGAAAGAACTGATAAACGAATACGAACTAACAGATTTTAAAGTTACAGACAATTCAATACTAAATACAATAACCGGCTCAGACTTCATATTTAAAGGATTATGGAATAACGAGCAAAGCATTAAATCGATTGAAGGAATAGACATAGCTTGGGTAGAAGAAGCTCAAACAGTATCAAAGAAAAGTATAGAGGTATTAACCCCAACAGTTCGTAAGGAAAACTCAAAGATAATATATACCTATAACAGATTGATGGAAGATGATCCAGTTCATAACAGATTAGTATTAGAAGGAAGACCAGATACACTCGTTATCAATGTAAATTACGATATAGCACAGAAGTATGATATGATTCCTGAAGTTATTTTAAAAGAAATAGCAGACGATAAGAAGAATAGACCGGCACTTTATAACCATAAGTGGTTAGGACAACCTAACTCAATGGAGTTAAAGATTTACAAAGACTGGAACATCATAGAAGAAATACCACACGAAGCAAGATTGATTAGAAGAGGTTTAGATTTTGGATATAGCGTAGACCCTTCTGCCCTGATTGATTTATATGAATATAATGGTGGATTTATTCTAGATGAACAGTTATACCAGAAAGGAATGAGCAACAAAGCTCTAGCAGATTTCATTAAGAGCTTAACAGAGCAAGTCCAAGTAATAGCTGATAGTGCAGAACCAAAGAGCATAGATGAGATGTATAGTTACGGAGTTAATATAACAGGAGCACAGAAAGGTCCAGGAAGCGTTTTCCAAGGTATACAGTACGTCCAAGCCCAGAAGATAAGCATAACTAAGCGAAGTTTGAATACAGTTAAGGCTTATCGGAATTATATGTTCAAGGTAGATCATAACGGAGTTACACAGCAGAAACCTGATGATACGAATCACGAATGGAGTAACTCAATGGATGCAGTAAGATATGCTTTCAGCGAATACCAACCAAACAATAGAGACGCTAACTTACCCTACAAGACAAATTACTAGATATGGAAATAATATTAGTAAAATTCAATCAACCTAAATATGAAGATGCCTGCATAGAATCAGTAAAGAAGTTCACAGATTTAAATAAACATACCTTAACAATTTACGATAATTACCCAAAGAAAGAAAACCTAGCTGTAGTATGGAATAGACTGATAGAAGAAAGCGAAGATGAAAACATTTGCTTACTGAACTCTGATACATTAGTCGAGCCTAGATGGGAAAGATTGATAGAAGCGTTAGAAGATAAAACAGTAGGAGCTGTTGGTCCAATCACTAACAAATGTGGTGGAAAACAAAAAGGAATGGAAAGAGCTGATAGCATAGAAGAGATCAATGACTTATCAGGATTCTGTTATTGTTTCAGGAAGAGCGTATGGAAAGAAGTAGGAGGTTTCCCAGAAGATATGCCATTCTATGGACAAGAGAGTATTTTTAATAGAAAACTAGAAGATAGAGGATATAAACTAAAGGTAGATAGAAGAGTTTTTATACATCATCACAAAGGAAAGAGTTGGCTGAAAGCTAAAGAAGCTGGAGAAGTTACGATAGCAGAACAAGAATGTGCTAGGATGCACTACTACAACTTCTGCAATAGGCTAAAGAGCTTAAGAGAAAAGATACCAGCAAAGGCAAAGTTCGTTATACTAGCAACTGGTGAAGGTAACCCATTTCCAAGTTTTGAAGGAATAGATCAATTTGTTTCAGACTTTGGAGGAGTTCACTTACCGATGGATGCTCCGATTGAAGATATAATGAGCTATAAGCCAGAGTATTTGATAGTATCGCAATCAACTTATAGAAAAGAATGGTACGATAAAGTAAAGGAAGCTCACGATTCAGGAGTAAAGACAGGGTTATACTTTATGGATTTAAGAAGTCCAACAGTTGAAAAATGGCAGTGGAATTGCTTTGACCTATCAATGTTTGATAAAGCATTTGTTTGCTCAAAGAAATATGTTAAAGATTGGAAAGATTTTTATAAAATAGATGTAGAGTGGTTGCCACAAGCAACATTACAATTACCAATACCACCGAAGGGGATACCAAATAAAGTAGTTCATATAGGAGGAATAGATAATAAGTTTCATAGCAATAGGACAGAGTTTATGAAATTTATACCTGAAATAACTCAAATAAATAGCAAAAATAGAGATGAAAGAGCAGTTATTGTAAGTAAACAATGGGATTATTATAGAGGAGCAGACTTCTCATTAGCTGTAAGTCCAGACGTCGAAGGTTATACATCAGATAGACAATATCATATTATGGGAAGTGGAGGATGTGCATTAGCGTTTGATCCAGGAGGATTAGAACACTTGAAAGAGTATGGACTATGGTTTAAGACAAAAGAGGAACTAATAGAATTGTTAAACACACCAAAAGCAGTAAGAGATAACATAAAGGAAAAAGCATTTAAATACGCACAGACAAATCATTTATACAAAGACAGACTAATATATATGTTGAAATCATTATGGGATGCTTAATAGTAATTGTAATAATTTGGATATTAATAGCACTGTCAGCCCCTTGGTGGGTATGGATAGCACTGATAGTAGGAACAATAAGTTTAAATTCAGACTAAGGTAATCACTATGCAATTAGATTTAGGAGCAGGAGATATTAGAACAGAAGGATATAAGTCAGTAGATATTTCTGATAAATGTAAACCTGATTATATATGGGATATAACTAAATTACCTTATCCTAAAGAATGGGAAGGAGCAGAAGGTGTTAGAATAGACAATGTTTGTGAGCATATAGAACCATATACATTAATAAAGGTTATTAACGAGATACATAGAATAATGAAAGTTGGAGGAATATTATGGATTAGAGTGCCACTTTTAAAATTAACAGAGAAGAATTTTGATGGAGTATTCACTGATCCAACTCATGTTAATCAATTCACTAAAGATACGTTCTATTATTGGGACAAGAATCACAGAAGATGTAAAATATTTGGTAAAGATTATGGAATTATTCCTTGGACATTGCTTAGAAACGAAGAGTGGAAGGATAACGATAAATTTTTAATAGTTGAACTACAGAAATGATATACACAGCTATCACTAATGGATACGATAAGCCCAGAGAAGATATAAAGTGCTTTACTGAATACAATAAGTTTAAAGATAACAGACTGAACGCAAAGATTTATAAATGCTTACCTCATATGTTTATGCCAGAAGCAAAGTGGTGGATATGGATAGATGGAAACCTAACACTGAAAGACGGAGCATTGAAAGAACTAATTGAGTTAGCTGGAGATAGCGAAGTAATGGTGTTTGCAAACCCATATAGAAAGACAGTTGGGGAGGAGATGGAAGAAATCGTAAGGTTAAGACTAGATGATTCAAAGACAGTAATGGCTCAAACATATAATAAGAGCGATAAACTACCGGCTTGTTTCCTTATAATGAGAAGAAATACGCCAAGAGTTCAAAGAATGAATGAGAGATGGTGGAGTCTAATTTGCACTGGGAGTGTGCGTGACCAAATTTCATTCAGTACTGCATACTCCGACATTAAATATTTAGATAAACCTAACCCCTTTGATAATGAATATTTCAAACGAAGTGGACATAATATTTCCAGAGAAATGGATTCTAGGCAGGTCAGGTAGAGAGTTAGTTGGGTTAAAAGGTAAAGGAACTTATTTCTGTAATTACGCATTATATGATGAAACAAAGCCAAGACCTCATGGAGCATTATTTACTCATTTAGAAGATAAGTGGAGAGATACGTTTGACGAGGTAGCGAGTAAAGTAGATTATGCAGTATGTATGAACAAGACTGTTAAGAAATACCTAGAAGACAAAGGAGTAAAGCACGTTGAAATAATACCTCATGGATATGATCCAAGAGTAAAGAAAGAACCGGTGTTTGGATTTAGTGGAAGGAAGTATAAGTCAGGAAGAAAGGCTACTGAGTTATTACCACCTGAAACAATATGGAGTGAAGACTTTGATAAACAGCCAGAGTTTTATAAGAAGATAGACTACCTATTATTACCAGCAAGGATAGAAGGAGGACCAGTACCATTATTAGATGCAATAGCAGCAGGAGTTCCAGTAATTGCAAGAGAAGGTGTTGGTTGGGTAGATGAATACCCTTGTATAAGATTTAAGACAGATGAAGAGTTTAAAAAGATAATCCATCAGTTAAAGAATCCACCCCAATGGATAGAATGGAGGACAAAACACAAATCACTTTTCTCTTTGATGAGTTAATAACTTGCGGAGCTGTATTAAGTGGATTTGAACTGTGTGAAGCATTAAGAAGAATAGGAGTAGATGCTAATATATGCACAAAGTATAACAATAAAGAATTAGAGAAGTATTTTAATATAGAACCAATACGAAGACCTAAAGGAATCACGATAACATTCACACCTAGACTAATCGGAGATTACGCTTATGTCAGGACAATGGATGGGAGATGGCTAAACCACGAAGAGCCGGTGATAGCAGTATCTAAATACATTAAGGATTGGATAGGAGGAACAATAATAGGGAACGGAACGCATAGCAGGTTTAATAATTGGAA